TCAGACGCCAGTAATCAGTAAAGACCTGACAGCAGCACCCGGCAGCCCCGCTAATGGTGCGCTCTATATCATAGGCTCCGCCTGGGCGGGCATTACGGACGCAGAAGCAGGGAATCTTGCGCTATATCGGACTGACAGCGGCTGGATCGTTATCACGCCAAAAGAGGGCTGGAAAAAAGAAGTTGCAGCAGACGAAATAACATACCGATATGACGGGGAGGATTGGATTGAGTGGTCTACGGGCGCCGGTGGCGGCATGTCAAACCCAATGACAACAGCCCAAGATTTGATATTCGGCGGGGAATCCGGAGCGCCTGAAAGACTGGCCGTTGGCTCAAACGGGCAAGTTCTTAGCGTCGTCGCTGGGGAGTTGGTGTGGGCAACTCCTGCCGCATCGTCAGGCTCAGTACCTGTGGTTACTGAATCAGGCACGTCGTTGACCGCCACAGGCTCAAACGCAGGTAACTACACGCGCTTCACGAATGCTTCTGCAAAGACGTATTCATTTGACAGCGCAGAGACCTACGCAGTGGGCGCTGAATATCACGGGCGTAATGCCGGGGCGGGCGACTTGACACTCACAGAGGTCGGCAGCTTTGCAATAAACCCGCCTGCTGGTGGTACGTTGGTTGTCGAAGCAGGAGGCAGCTTCACGCTGAAAATAGTTGGGGCTGCAGAGGCGGATCTTATCGGCTCAGTGGTGGCCGCATGATTCTCGGAATAACTGCAAGTAGCCCTGTCAGTTCTGGCGGCGGCCCGCCTTCTGGCTTACCAACTGTAATCGGTGAGGCCTTCGGCGGAGGATGGTACATCGGTGACATAGATGTGGCGGGCAGCTACTACAAAATTATAGTAGCACCAAAATCCGGCGAGGCCGATGGGCTGAAATGGAAGACCGCCTCAACATCAACCGCTGGAACATCTAGTTTGACGGACGGGTTTTCGAACACCGCAGCGATGAATAGTCCAGAGCACGAGGCCGCATCACACTGTATAGGTTTTTCTGGAGGCGGCTACACAGACTGGTACATGCCCGCGTTAGACGAGCTAGCCCTATTCCAAGCCAATCTAAATCCATCGACCACTGTGATTGACGAGTTTAAAACTGGCGGCTCAGACCAATTGCAAATAGGCCCATATTATTGGGCCTCAACTCAATCTTCAGCAACAAGCGCTTGGGTCAAGAGATTCGGCAGCACTTTTCAGTACGGCAGTAACAAAGTCAATACAATACACCCTGTCCGCCCTGTCCGCAGGCTGGCTTTCACGCCTTGAGCTTGAATAAGTTGCCGGTACTGCTTTCACCGGCGAGGGAATAGAGAGTGGTTTCTCTAGGATAGTCCGCGTCCGTGCGGGCTGAGCTGATACTGCCCCCGCAATCCTGAGCTGTCATCCCCGCACGATCAAAAATGCTGACCATTTCACACACCGCCACCTAGGCGGTTTTTTTATGCCTGGAGTTTATATGTCACTCGGAAGCAAGCAACGCCGCTTTACCAAAATGATCGGGCTGCTGATCGAATACGCCTATCAGAACGGCTATGAGCTGACCTTTGGTGATGCGTACCGAGACCCGCGCTTGCATGGGCAGGTTGGCGAAAAGAAAGGCTACGGTGCGGTCGGCAGCCTGCACAAGCAGCGACTGGCCGTGGACTTCAATCTGTTCCGCGACGGCAAGTTTCTTCAACAGACGGATGATCACAAACCCTTGGGCGAGTATTGGGAATCGCTCGGTGGCTCATGGGGCGGCCGGTTCAATGACGGCAATCATTACTCGCTTGAGCATGAGGGCCGCAAATGATTGCTAAGTACAAGCTCTGGCTGCAGGGCGGCGCCCTGGTCGTGCTGGTGCTGCTGGGGTTTGGAGTTGGGTGGAGCTGGCAGGGCGCGCTGGGTGAATCTGCGCTGGACAAGGCCAACAAGGCGCACTCTGACACGCTGGGGGAGATAGCAAGGGCAGGGCAGCGGCAACTGCAGGATCAGCAGGCGCTATTGATAGCCGAGCGCGAGCGAATGCAGGCGCTGGATACGAAACACAACGGGGAACTGGAAGATGCGAAACAAGAAAACGAGAGGCTTGAGCGCCTCTATTCTGGTGCTGATGATGAGCGTAAGCGGCTGCGCATCGCAGTCAAAGTTGCCCGCGCCGACGCTGTCGTGTCCGAAACCACAGGCGGCAGCAGCATGGGCGATGTCGCCGCCCTCGAACTCAGTCCAGAAGCTGGACGCGCTGTTTGGGATATCAGAAAAGGAATGATCGAGGACCAGGCGAAGCTGCGGTACTTTCAGGAGCTGGAGCGCGAGCGGCAACGTCAGTCGAACGGGCAGTAAATTACCTCGTGGGGGAATTTTGGTGCTTTCACTCCCCCTAGCATCCCCTAATCACGCTATAGCGGCATCAATGAAACGGCTATATATGGGCGTTATAAGGAATCGGGAGTCCGTGCCAGAGCGGTCGAAAACGGATTCGAAATCCGTCCCTTTGAGATTGCTTTGTGTTTAGCCGGAACGGCGGTAGGGTAGGCACTTCAAATGCGGCCTGACGGTTTCCCGCCAGGCCGGGCCGATTACATCTGGCCGTTATTGATCAGTGCTGTAATCAAACGCACTACGTCGCGGGCGAGCTTTATCAGCTCTACCAATCCTTTCCTTTTGGTCATTTTAAATGCCTCAGTTAAGGTGGATCTTCCGCGCCCTGATTCGGTTTTGCCAGACGGCCGGTCGTTGACAAGCTCGTACTGGCGGGCCATCATCGGCATTGCTAACTGCCTGGGCACGTCCCAGCACAAACGCAGATGACATTTGCCGTGTCACTGCTAAGCCCCGGTCCCTGGTATTAATAGGTGTCGGGGTTTTTTTATGCCTCGGACACAAGATAGTGTGTGTTTTGCAGGAGGGCAATAGCTTTATGGCAGATTGGCCCCTTTCTTGCATTGTGTATGTCATCAAACCCTTGCGTAGCGCGAGGTTGCCGCTTGTCGGTTTTTTGGTGGACTCACGCTAAACCCTGTTCGCGAACCACTCTGGCCTTGAGTGCCGTCTTTGTTTCAGCGTCCGCACCGGACTCCAAGGCATCCAGATAATCGCTATACCACTGCATCATCACGCGGCGGCCGTCGAGATAGGCGGCCTTGTCGTACACCCCTCGCAATCCGACCTTCTTGTGGGCAAGCTGCATTTCCGACCAGGCATCAGGCCAGCCATGCTCTGACAGTATCGTCTTGCATGTATGCCGCGATCCGTGGCCGGTCATCCTCCGCTTGTATCCAGCCTGGGCGAATACCTTGTTGATCGTGGCGTCAGACATGACCTGTGACTTCAAGCCTTCAGATGGGAACAGGAAGCGTGACCTACCGGTGTGACGTTGCAGCTCCACCAGGTCTGCTATCACTTGATCTGGCAGCGGTACCAGATGGTCGCGGCTCATCTTCATCTTGACTGCTGGCACCGACCACAGCTTGGCCTCTAAATCGAACTCGGACCATTCGGCCGATCTAACCATTCCGGGGCGCGATGCCGTGCGCAGCACCATCCAGGCTGCTACCTTCGCCATAATCTTGCTGGGAGATTCGCGGAGCGCCTGCATGAACTCAGGCAGTTCTGATTCCATTAGGTGCGGGTATTGCTCAACAGCGGGCGCTTTCTCGGCAATGTCGATCAGGTTACTGGCCGGGTTGTTCTCGCAAAGCCCGCGAGCGATCGCCATACCAAATATCTGATTCAGCCAAGACCTGGCCTTCTCTGATGTGTTGTGTGCACCGCGATCTTCAATAGAGCGCTGCAGTTCAGCACACTGGCGACGGGTTACTTTATCGATTGGCGTGGCGCCAAGAGCGGGTAGGATGTCGTTATCCAGTGCATAGCGCATGCTCTTCATCGTTTTGATAGCGCGCCCATCGCGTGCCTTCTTCTCATACCAGGCTTCAGCCACCTCTCGAAATGAAGGTGCGGCTGGCGCGACTTGCTTCGGGGCGGCTGGGTCAATGCCACGATCAAGCATATCTGAGAAGGTGAGGGCCTTAGCTCTGGCACCCTTGGCACTTACGTCCGGATAGGTTCCAAGACCAAGCCACGACCACTTGCCGCTGGCAGGTTTCTTGTAACGCCACTCCCACCGCTTACGTCCAGACTGGTTAACGACGAAATAAATTCGGTCAATTCCGTAGCTTTCGCGGTATTCCTTTGCCTCTGGCTCAAGAGAGGCCAGCACGGTATCGGCCAGCGGCCGGCGCTTTATATCCTGTCTTTTCATGGTTTTCTTGTATGGTGGAAGCCCTGAGAATCGAACCATACACGAGGCCATACAGGGCGGGCAATCGTGACAGGGGGCAACAGGGCATAACAGGGAGCAACGAAACCCGCGCTGGTCGGGCGTTTGAAGGCTTGCAGGGAGTAATCAGGGTGATGCAGAAATAATAGAATGGAGCGGGTGAAGGGAATCGAACCCTCGTCGTAAGCTTGGGAAGCTTCTGCTCTACCATTGAGCTACACCCGCACAGGCGCTCTTTTTACCAGAGTCGCCGACGCTGGGGAAGAGGGCGACGATATTTGTTTTCGTCGC